ATGATATAGATCCAGAAGACTTTGCCGGTGGCGGTGTTGCAGGTATGTTGGGTGAAAGACAAAACTTTGCCATGGGCCGTCGTGCATTTTTAAAAATGTTAGCAGGCACAGGTGCAGGGATCGCGGGCCTTAAAACAGGGATCACGGGACTAGGTGGTAAAAAGGTTGCAACTGAGGTTGCAAAAGAAGCCGTAACAACAAGCGGCGGAACACCTCCACCATACTTTTTTAGACTTGTAGAAAAAATTAAATTTATGGGTGATAAAAGAAAAACTCCAAGTTACAAAGAAAGAGTTGATGAATATACCTACAGAGGTAAAGACGGTAGTGACTATGAATTAATAGAAGATTTAGATACAGGTGATATAAAAATTACAAAAGATAAATTAGGGGGAAGAAATTATGGTGATGAATCTTTTGATACTATAGAAGACAGAACTGAAATGGTTTACAGAAAAGGTCAAGCTGATGAAACAACAAAAGGAAAAAAACCACCCGATGAGTACGAAGAATATAAAGTGGAGTTCGACCAAGATGGAACAGCTGCAGATGCAACTGACATAGATGAATTTTCTAAAAAAGAATTAATTGAAGAAGCTGGAGATACTGAATCTTTAACACTTAAAAGAGCAGGTGGCGGCGTTGCTTACATGTTAGGTCAATAATGGACGTATTACAATTCATAAGACAGATGCAAGAAATATATGGCGACGAGCTTATAAAACCTGCTAGTGAATTACCAAGACCACAACAAGCGTTAGATAGAGAAATGTTTGAAAATGCTTTTAGAGATAAAAAAGCTGATGGTGGTCAACTAGTAAAACCAAACACAGATGGATCAAGACCGGGATATGGTGGTCCACAACCTGGTTCTGTAAAAAATAGATTTAGAGAATGGATAAAAACTGCAGACAAAGATTTTTTAAAAACTGCTAGCATTGAAGACATAATAAAAAAATCAAAAATAAAAATTAACGATAGAAACGCTTTAAATGTTTTTGCAGAAGATGAGTTTAAAAAATTTAGACCCACAAGAGATTTTAGCGAAAAAGCTAGAGAAGATCTTAAAAAATTACTTAAAAACAAATCAGGTAGGATGGAGTCTGTAAAATATAAAGGAAAAGAATATTTTAAAGCTAAGGACGGTAGAATAAGAGAAAAAATAAATTTAAAAGCAGATCGACCAGAAGATTACAAAGAAAAAGTTATTAAACAACAAAAGAAACTTGATTTAATAAAAAACAAAGATGTTTTTCCTAGCGTTGGTAACGACATAAAACTAATGATTTGGAGAGATCTATACGATAGTACAAGAAAAAGAACTTATGGACAAAGAGCTGGAGGTTATGAACCACCTGATCCAAGATTAAAAGTGCTTAATAAAGGTAAAATAAATTTAACAACAGATTTTGTAAAAAATAAATTAGTTTTATTAGACACTAAAACAGGAAAAAAAATAACTTTTAAAAATTTAAAAAAATATATTAATAACTTACCCGGCACTTCTTACAAAGATATGGAGCTGCCCTATAAATATAAAACTTGGTTAAGTGATCAAACAATTAATTATAAAGGTAGAACAAATGTTTCTTTAAGAACTATTTTAAGAGAAAATTTATTGACTGAAAATGAGTTAGAAAACTTTAGATTTTCTCCCTACGAAGTTCATCACCCTTTTGGAAAAAATGAAAATCCTTTTAAAGTTGCATTGGCTATGCGTAAAGCAAATGGTGTAGAAGGAAATATTAGATTAGAAACATTAAAAGAATTGGATAAAGCAGGTATTACTGAAAAAGACGTTGACAGAATACTTAATAATTTTAAAAAAAAGATAAATAAACTTGGTGGTATTCAATCAGGAGTTAGAGACGTATTAGTAGGAGAAGAATTAAGTCCTGAAAATTTTTTTAAAAAATTAACTTCAACGGCAAAAATTGGTAGAGAGGTACGTCCTTTACAAAAAAATCTTCAAGTCTTTTTAGCAGATTTAGGTTGTCCTAACAGTTTACAAAAAGCATCTGGTGGTAGAGTTAAATATAGCAGTGGTTCTTCGTGCTCTATAAAAGGTAGAAAAATTTTAGAACAAGGTTTAAGAGATGGTTTTGAAAAAGGTGCACAAGGAGATTTAGCAAGAAAAATATTACAGGCAGGAAAAGGGTTAAAAGATTTTGCTTCGCTTAGAGGTTTGCTCGGACCTGCAGCGTTAAGTTTTCTTGCGTTAGAAGAAGCAGGATATGTTGGTTACGATGTATTGTCTAAAGGTAAAACTTTTAAAGAAGCAATTGGTGAAAGCACATTTAATTATTTGTTAGGTGATAGAACTAGAGTTGATGCTATTGAAGAACGAAATAAAAGAATGAAAGAAGAAGGAATGACTGAAGAACAGATGGGTAAAATAGCAGCGTATGAAAGTGCTTTAAAAGAACAAGATAGAGTCATGGATATATATGATAAAATTGATCAAGCTGAAGCCGGTCAATCTTTTCAACCTACTTCAGATTTTTCATATCTTCCAGACACCACAGCTAAATACAAAAGACAAGAAGATAAAGCTAGAGGAGATTTAAGAGAAGCATTTAAAACATTACCATTGATTGAAAACGTAGACTACCAAGGAGGAGCAGAGGCGTTAGCAGAAGGTTTAAGAAGAAATGAACTTGCACAATTAAGATCTGTAGATAATATTTTTCAAAGTGCTAGAGGTGATGCAGCAAGAGACGCAAGAAAAAGAGAGTTGATGTTACAGAATCCAGATATATTAAATTACATGGGTCCATACCCAACAACACTTGGTTTTGCACGTGGTGGATTATCAGGTGGCGATACATCAGGACCACCACCAGAAAAAGGACCTATGTCACAAGGGTTGCTTTCATTATATAAAAATGGTAGAAAACTATAGGAGATTACATGGCAGAAATAGAAAAAGCTCTCCCAAACACTCGTACTAAATTAGAAGTTCCTGGGCCGGAACAAGATGTCGAGATTGTAGAGCAAGAAGAACAAAAAGGACCGGTAGAAGTAACACCAGAAGAAGATGGTGGTGCAACTATTGATTTCGATCCAAGTGCAGTAAACCAAACAAGTCCAAACTCGCACTTTGATAACTTAGCAGATATATTACCAGAAGAAACTTTAGACCCTATCGGATCAAAACTTAGAAACGATTACAGAGATTATAAATCATCAAGAAAAGATTGGGAAAGATCTTACATGAATGGTTTAGATCTTTTAGGTTTTAAATACGACAACAGAAACGATCCGTTCCAAGGTGCATCAGGTGCAACACACCCTGTTCTTGCAGAAGCGGTAACACAGTTTCAAGCACAAGCATACAAAGAATTATTACCGGCAGACGGACCGGTTAGAACACAAATTTTAGGTGTAACTACTCCTGCGAAAGAACAACAATCGCAAAGAGTAAAAGATTTTATGAACTATCAAATCATGGATCAGATGAAAGAATATGAACCAGAGTTTGATCAAATGTTATTTCATTTACCTCTTGCAGGATCTACATTTAAAAAAGTTTATTACGACGATTTACTAGGACGAGCTGTATCAAAGTTTGTTCCTGCAGATGACCTGGTTGTTCCGTATACGGCTACCTCATTAGACGATGCGGAATCAGTCATCCATGTTATAAAAATATCTGAGAACGATTTACGTAAACAACAAATAAATGGTTTTTACTCAGATGTAGAATTATCAAAACCTACTGATGTTACTGATGCAGATAAAGTTGCAGAAAAAGAACGTGAGTTAGAAGGTGTAACTAAAACTACAAAAGCAGAAAATTTATATACGCTGTTAGAGTGTCATGTAAATTTAGATTTAGAAGGTTTTGAGGATGTTGGTAAAGATGGTCAACCAACAGAAATAAAATTACCTTACGTCGTTACAATCGAGGAAGGTAGTCAAAAAGTTTTGTCTATTAGACGAAACTTTGCGCCCAATGATCCGTTAAAAAATAAAATTCAATACTTTGTCCATTTCAAATTTCTGCCAGGACTAGGATTTTATGGATTCGGATTGATACACATGATTGGCGGATTGAGTCGTACGGCAACGGCGGCTCTCCGTCAATTATTAG